CATTGCCAGTACCTCCTCCGCCACCACCTGAACCGCCTGATGAGCTACCAGCATCCCCTCCATCATATCTACCCGCACCGCCACCGCCACCTCCAGCACGGGTTATAGAAGATCCTGTAATAGAAGAAGCTAAACCATCACCGCCATTGCCTCCACCACCGCTACCAGCTCCGGGAACGCTTTGACCAGCCGCCCCAGCACCACCGCCGCCACCGCCAGCAAAATATGTGTATGGTCCACCAGATGATCCTGTACCACCATTATTACCTTGTCCAGCAACAGCGTTACCACCGCCACCTTCACCGGCACCGTCTGATCCACCGCCTGATCCGCCATCACCACCAGCAGATCCGCCAGATCCATAGCCGCCGCCGTAAGCTGTAACAGTTGTTAATCCTGATCCAGCAAGTGTTGAATTGCTTCCTGTTCCGCCATTGCTGCCAGCACCTACTGTAAATGTATATACGGTTCCAGTACTAAATGTTGCATTAGCAGTTAAATAACCACCCGCTCCACCGCCACCACCGCCTCGGTTTCCACGAGTTCCGCCACCACCGCCACCGCCAATAACTAAATATGTAACAGAGTATGATGCAGCAACTCCCGGAACAAGCGTTCCGGATGATGTAAATGTATGAATAGTGTTACCACCAGAAGTGCTAATTGAACCTCCAGTATATTTTCTTGGCGATGGGTAAGATACTATTACTACGCCAGAACCACCATTACCGCCAGTATTTAGTCCGTTTGGATTTCCACCGCCACCAGCTCCGCCACCTAAATTTGCAGTGCCATTATTACCAGTGCCACCCCCGTTATTACCACTGCCTCCTCCGCCTGAGCCACCGCTACCAGCACCAGATCCTCCAGAACCGCCACCTCCACCACCGGCATATGTTACAGATGCACCTGAAATTGAAGAAGCTGTACCTGATCCACCATTACCACCAGCGCCATTAGAGGCATCTCCACCTACTGCACTTGCTCCTCCACCACCACCAGCGTTTCTATTTGCAGGAGTTCCATTATCATTGCCAGCTCCACCACGGTTTCCTTGGCCTGCAGTACCAGAACCATAACCTGTTCCATTAGAAGATCCAGCTCCACCACCTGAGCCTCCAGTTGTATTCATAGCTCCACCACCAACAGAATTTACTGTTGTAATGCCAGCGCCACTAATTGTAGAGTTTGACCCACTTGTTCCAAGACCCCCAGAAGAGCCAGATCCACCTCCACCTACTGTAATTGTGTAGGTGCCATTTGGGGACAAACGTAATGTAGATGTTTGGTATCCACCACCACCGCCGCCACCGCCAGATGTTGTATTACCGCCACCGCCAGCGCCTCCTCCAGCAACAACCAAATAGCTAACGGCAATCGTAAGTCCGCCTGAAGTAAGCCCAAAGGCTTTTACGGATTCACCACGGGCTGCAAAAAAGGGCATCTTACTTAAACTGTGTCTGAGAGGCTAATACAGTAAATGTAGCATTAGCTGTTTTAATTGCAGTAAATGAGTAAACATCAATACCGTTAGCATTACCACTTGTTGGTGCGGCGTTTGATTGCCATTTTGGAGTTATTGCAGTTCCATCAATTTGGTAACCATTTACATAGTAAGCAGTATTGCCTTGAGTATTCATAAATACAACACTAATAGACTGACCATTAGCCATTACGTTATTTAATGTATTGGTAGAACTACCAGTAATATTAATAGTTGTATTAGCTGTAGCATTACCCGTGTAGTACAGGATGCTTTGAGTAATTGCATTAAGAGTTACGTTAGCGCCCGCTGCGCTTGCATATACGTTAGCAGTTTCTTTTATGGAAGATGCAAAAGTAGATATTTGATTGCTATCTAGAGTAAGAGCAGTTAAGTTGCTGCCGCTAGTATTAAATACCAAGTTACCAGTTGTATCACCAGTAATAGTAAAAGATGTTGAGAGGGTATTGCTTGCGCTAATAATACTCATTTATATAACCACCCGATATTTACAATTTTCCATATGCCACCTTAACATAGAACCGCCCTTGCCAACTTTTTTACAATGCTGGCATGTGCGTTCCAATAACACCGGTAGTGGACGAAATTTGTATTTTGCTTTAGTTTCATCAGTATGTTTTTTGCCGTACATAGGGTTATTCACTCCTATTTTTTTAAGGCTTTGCAACTGCTTTGTTTTTTCATTCCATTTTTTACCAGTGCTTGGGCCAATCTGCCTACTTCTTGCAACTTTTAACTTTGCTTTTACTTCATCTGTAAAAATAAGCTCTTTGCAACCATCGCCGCCACGTGTCATATTTACAATCTTAACATCACGCTCACGTAGCATTTTAATCAACCTGACCTCAACATCAAAGGCTTCTTTTTCCGTTAGGTTGGTTTTTACGACATTTACGCTATATGCACCATGAGTGGCAACTTCTTGTTTCCATGCACTATTTCTACCGGATGATCTATATGGACGGCTAGGAATTCCTTTGCCAACATAAAACACCGAATCATCAGGACGAAGATGCGTATAAACGCAATAATCAGTTCTCATATCACGATCCACCGCTGTCCGCTAGCGATTGTAACTGATACGCCGTTAGCAGTTGTTATTGGGCCTACGGAAAAACCGTTTTGACCGGTAGTAATATTAGCATTAGCAGTCACATTAACGTTATTGATAAGAATTGAGTTATTACCAGTAGCCAAAGCTGCCGCAACAGATCCCCACGATACGTTATTAGCGCCGTCTGTAGTTAAATATTTACCTGAGTTACCAGTTTGAGCTGGCAAAATTGTATTAGAAGAAACAACTTGAGCTGCACTGCCGTTATAACTTACACCCGTAGCTGCGCCGTTACCTGCATTAGTAAATGTTAAAGTGTTGGTTACAGCACCGGCGGTAATATTGGCAGGGGCAATCCATGTAGGAGGAGCTGTAGAAGCACCGGATTGAAGCAAGAATCCTGATGTGCCATAGCTACCATTAAACGCTACGGAGTTAGTAATATTGACGGTAATTGCATCGGTATTGCTATTATTAGTTACTACCCTAAAATTGTTTCCAGTAATGGTTCCAACAACCATATCGCCGTTAGATGAATAGGTATAAACAGCGTTAGGTAAACTAAAACTACCAGCCCCAGCAAAGGTAGAGCTATTGATACCAAAGTCACCATAGTAGGCATTATTAGCGCCTAAGTTATTACTTACAACATAGTCAGCAGACGCAGCATTTCCACTATTGGTGTTTTGTAAAATCCACTGACCATAGCTATTTTGGCTAGTAACGAATGAACCAAAGATGCCTGTATCTGAGTAACCTAAATTACCATTATTAAATGCACCATAAGCTACGTTGGCAGTAACTGCACCAGTTGCATTAAAGTAAGGCGCTGTTAATGTATTGGTAGCAGTTGAATATGTTAAGTTTGATGTAGAAGCAAGATTACTTGTACCGGCACCAAAAGGAATATAACCTGTTGTTAATGACGCAACCCCAGTACCACCCGCAACAACAGGAAGTGTACCTGTAGTTAAAGAGCTAGTAGAAGTAGCATACACAGCGCCGTTAGCTGTAAATGAAGTAAGCCCAGTGCCGCCGTAACCCGTAGCAATGGTAGTTGCGTTCCACGTAGCATTAGAAATTGTTGTACCGCCAAAGTCAGCGGTAGATGTGCCCCAGTTTACTGATGCTGGAAGGAGCGCATATTTACCCCAAGTACCTGCGGTAGTACCGTTGGCAAGCAATGTAATTAAATCAATACCGCCGCTAGGAACAACATCTATAGACCCAGAGCTGTTATCTACGATTGTTAAATTACCTGTAGAGTCATTATCAAAAATAAATGAGACACCAGCAGATAGCGTAGTAGCGTCAGATAGTTGGAAAGTTTGTGCGGACGACCCAGTTAAACGCTGGTAATAAGCAGAGGATGCAGTTAATGTTGTAATTGTACCGGCAGAAGTAGTAGCAGTAAAACTTGGTAAAGAATTGTTAAAAGTAATGTTTTGGTTAGCATCACGTAACACAACGCTATTAGCACCAGACGAAGATGTAACGCCTGTACCGCCATAAGCTACGCCGATTGTATTTGCGTTCCATGTGGCACTTGTAATATTACCTAAAGCAGATACGTTACCGTTGCTTAAATAAACGGCTTGCTCTGCAGGATAAGTTACAAATACATTTACGGCAGGATCAAATGTAACTGCGTTATTTGAGTTGCTAGATGAAATAATTGTATTTCTGGTTAGTGTTGGCCCTGTAGTTGAATATGTTCCAATTCCAACTTCCCACCTACCAGATGCATCTGTTGCTGCATAATATGTGCTATTGCCATTTCCAACTACAGCAAATGTTTGATATCCAATAACAGTACCGCTTAAAGTAAAGCTTACCGTGGTATTTGGGCTACCTGTTTGTTGGACACGATCGTAAACAACAAGACTCATTCTTTATTGCTTTCTAAATAGTCAATGGCTGACTTTAAAATGTCAACATTGTCTTTTGCTAAACCCAAAACTGTATTACAGCTATAGCATAGGTATCCACGAACTTTACCATTTGCATGACAATGGTCAACCACTACAATTGTTTTTGTATCACATATCTTATATATGCTAATTCTGTCAACGGCCAATTCTTGCGCTGCTTTTGCATCAAGACCATATCGCCGAATATAGTTACCTGCACGTGTTTTCTTATTGCGACACGGCTTGCAAACTGATAAATACCCAGACTTTGTGTCTTTTCTTTTTGTAAAGTTGCTAATTGGCTTTGATGTAGAGCAATCAACGCAAAATTTTTCAGCTACAGATTCTTTTTCTTGTAACTTAATTTTTTCTGCGTAATTTTTGCTAATTGTATTGTGGCATGGTTTGCACTTTGTATACAAACCATCTGACCTATCTTTGTCTTTATAAAATTCAGACACAGGCTTATCCACGCTGCAAATGCAGCATACCTTAGAAGATATGCCAACCTCCATCGGAGCCATTTACGGCTCCTTAACCAGCGGCTGACAGCGTGTAAGTCACATTTATGGTATCGCCAGACGTTACGGTCTTTGATCCTGCCGTGAACGCTCCAATACTAAATAGCGTACCAGTAGTATCACCAATAGTAGAAGAACCGCCAATATTGACAAACGCACCATATACCGTTCCTGAACTTGTCATACTAAATACAACCGCAGTAGCAGTAGTTAATACTGATGGGTTAGCAGAAGTAGCAGAGCTAAATGTTGGAGTCTTACGTGTACCAGAATAAGTAGGAGCATTTGCGCCGCCAACTTCTAACCAACCTACGTGGGATGATTGTGTATCTGTATAAGATGGAGTAAAGGTATTACTTGCGTTAGCACCACCCAAACCAATAACAACGGCACCGCCGCCAGTGTTAGCAAAGTATGCGTTCAATAAACTTTGACGACCAACGTTAGTGGTTAAATTCTCAATCGAATCAGACCATTTTTCTACGCCATTTGCATCAAAACATTGGAATGTGTAAACGCCTTCTAAACCAACGGCTTCAATAGCGCCACCACCGAATTGTGCAGTAGCTCCTACTGTATCACCGATTTTTGCAATTTCATCACTCATAAAAGCTCCTGTTACGATATTCTAATAATAGCGGTATTTGCAGCCGCTGTTGGGAAAGTAATACTAAATATTTGATTGCTGGTGGCAATCGTACTACCAAAACTTAACGCTGCAACGGACGCATTATTAAAGGAAGTATTATAAATTAAAGCGCCACTAGCGCTTATTGTAGACGAATTCCATGCAGTATTGGCAAAAGAAACGTATGCCGTATTGCCTTGGTTGGTAGGCGTTACAGATACAACAAGGGTATTTCCGCCAGCCGTATAGCCAGATCCAGTTACTTCACCTACAGAAGTATAGGCAGCAGTTGCATTACTAATGTTTGCATTGCTGGTATATAGGGCAATTTTAAAGGTATTAGCCGAAAAGTTATGTTGCCCATTGAGCAACTGTACTTTGAAAGAATCGGTTTGAGACTGGAAAATAGCCATGTTTTATAGCCCTTTGTACGGCAGGGCAGTTTGTCCAGAACGATAAGCGTCGTTTCTTTCCAAGCCATCGCCAAGGCGTTTAAGTTCACCCATAGCTTCAGTGTATTTAGTATTGTATAAAGCCACTAAATCTTGCTCTTGTTTCATAAATGTAGCCGCTTCTACTAAAGAACCGTAGAGCAATACAGGATCATAGTTATCGCCAAGCCAAGAAGTTCCAGCAGTAACAATAGATTCTGGATAATAAAAATAGTGTAATTCAACCGTATAACTAGCGTTTGGCGTAGGTCCTAGGATAAAACTTAACTCGTTAACGTTGCTGCTTTGTGGACCAAATAATGCGTAATATTGGGGTAACGCCGTAGTATTTGGATTTGGATAAGCCGCCCGAATAAAGTTTACGTCTTTGTTAAGCAAGTAGTTATAGTTACCATTTCCATCAACAACCGCCATTGAGTAGACGGACAAGAAGTTATTTGGGCAGGATAGGTATGAATTATTGGCAGTGGCAACGCCTGTTACGTTTTTCCGTAAAGAAGGAATTTGAACCGAGTTATAAATACGTGTTTCAGCCTGCTGGATAAAGACGTTAATCTGATCCGAAGGCGGAGTAAGTACAACAGTAGAGTTATCCGTACCAGTAAAAGCCGTGTTCGGGAACTCATTCTCGGTATAGGTTTTAATGGTTTGGAATAACGTTGTGTAATTCATTGGGGTTAACCCTTAGGCTAAAGGACCACGGGATGTAAAACCTTTAGTTGCACAACCAGCACCGCGTTGTTTAACGCCAGTAGTTTTTTCAGCAGGGTAGTTACCTTTGCTAATATTAGCTACAGAAACGTTCATACGGTTCTGATACTCTCTACCAGTTTCTACAGACATAGCTGGCAATTCGCCACTAACAGGAGCGCCGCTCATGGTATGGGGTTTAGCGTAAACATCAGCAGGCATATTGTCTTTGCCTTTTGGTGCCATAGCAGTATCAACTTGAAACCCTTGATAAATTTTGTCGTTTGTTTTTGCTTTAGCCATGATTAGAATCCTTTGCCCTTTAAGCCAACTGAACCAAATTGATTACTATATTTTTGACGGTTACGACCTTCTTCTAACATACCTTCGTTAGTCTTGCCGCCAGCAGCCATCTTCTTAACTTTGCCGCCCTTTTTGAGCTTATCAAGGTTAGTACCCTTGCTGCCTTTGTGTTCTTGTTTGTCGTGCATTTTAAAAGCTTTTTTAATAATAGCTTTATCTTGTTTAATATCTTCTTTGTCCATTGCCATTTTAAGCTCCTTAGCTTACTGTTACTGTTACTTGCCCAACCTGCCCATTTCCAACTAGAGAATTTTGGGTTAAACCAAATATATCTCCACCTAATCCAACAGGATTCCAACCCCACTGAAAAACCCTACTACCACCGGTAGGAGTACCGTCTCCCAGCACGCTAGGACCACCATTATATAAAACCTGCAAACCACTAGCGCCTGCCGAATAATACCCAAGATCCATTCTAGGCTCTCGAACAGCCTGTGGGTCATTGACCGGATACATTCCCAATTGTAACTGAGGTTGATCCATTTCCCAACATTCTGGACAGACTTTAATATTGACATTTTTGGTCTTTATTGTAAGTTTTTTTAACTGCGTAAGCTTAAATCTAAAACCACATCTATCGCATTGGGCAATCGCAAATCTGCCAGAGGCAAACTGGGTTGTCATGTTACCTGTTTCCTATATACATTTGGCGTGGGATAAACCGTATGGGTGCCTTTTCTCTATCCTCATCAGCAGCTAATTGGAATGCTTCGTCATAGACTTGTTTTAAACCTATTACTCTTTGTGGGTCTACCCCGGGCAATTTAATGGACAAATGATAGGCTAAACCAGCCACTAGAGCAGGAATAAAACGAAATGGTATGTCTCCTACGTTCACGCCTGATCCAGCATCCTGAACCCGTCTTAGACGCCAGTAAACAAACTGATAAGGGGTTGAGCCATCTGGTGTAGGCCATACCGTAATTGCGGGGAGCTGCGTAATGAATACGCTGGTACCACTAGTATGAGCGGCAGCAGTTGTATTGTTCTGTCCACGAACGCAGTTGTAAAGGGTATTGCTGTCAATATATTGGTAGTAAATGACTTCATTATCTAATTGAATATACCCCGCAGAAGCTAAGTCCGTAGTATTTGACAACGGAATAGTAGTAGTTGTTGCACTAATGTTAGCAGATAGTGTATCGCCTGCTGAGCTTGGATTAGTCTGTGCCGACATGCGTTGCACCCAAACTTGAATAGGGCGGCTTTGGCTTAGCTTGTTTGGGATTGTGGCGTAGGTAGAAACACTAATGCGGCTAATCGTAATGTCTGTTTGATTGCTCTGTTGGTTGGCGTTGGTACGAATCTGATGCTCAAGTAAGTCAATTGTATCTGCTGGCAACCAATATGTATTTTGTCCTTGAACAAGGTCAATCACACCCTGTTCAATAGTCCACATGTTAATACCCTTATTAGCCCACTCTATAGTCAAAAAGTTAAGGCTTCTACGTGCAGTGCGGAAATCATAACCCGTGCGCAGCTCTTTCCCGCAGCGTTCAAACGCTTCTTCAATAAGCTCATTTAAGTCCGGATTAAAACTTGTGGTGCCGGAAGAATCGCCTACAGTAGGAGTTGGGTTATATGGCATATTTACTTAGCTTTTTTAGGACGAGTAGTAGCTTTAGGTACAGTTGCTTTTTTAGCTACTGTCGTTGCTTTTTTAGCTACTGCTTTTTTAGCAGCAGGTTTCTTTTTAGCTTTAGCTTTTGGCGTAGGAAAAGGCCAAACCGTAATTTCTTCTGGTTTAATTTCTTCTTTTGGCTTACTAAAAAGTGTTAATACTTTTTTAATTAAGTGTTTCATTTTTTCTTCATACCCTTAAGGGTTTCTGCCAAACGAGCACGCTGTCCAATTTTACCGGGTTTTTTCGCCGCAGCAGCTAATTTTTTAGCTGGAATAGTTTTGCCTTCTTTAACGCCAAGTTCAGCACGCAACGCACCGGGTTTTTTAATTGCTTTTTGAATCCACTTTTCAGCCATTTTAGATTTTCCTATACGCTTTAGTTTTTTCTTTAACGCTTTTTGGTTGTGCTACAAACTGTTTACCCTTTGCTTTACCCGCACGTTTAGCACGTGTAGTTGCTGCATATTCTTGTGGACTTAAAGCTTTAATCGCTTTTTCTGGTAAGTATCTTTCTCCAGTTTTACTAGAAGGCTTTCCAGATTTAGTTCTCCACTTTTGCTCACCCCAAGCTTTTAATGATTGCTGAGGTTTTGCAAGACTACTCATTTATATCCCCCGCCAGCAGCTTTGTATTTCTTAGCTACTAACTGCGCTTTACGAGCTGACCATTTACCAGCACCGGTACCTTGTGTAGCAGCAGCTTTTACTTGGGAAACAATTCGTTTACGCAAGCTAGGCTTAGTGTAATTACCGGCAGCATTAACTTTACCGCCGTCTTTTAACAAAACAGCCGAACCTTCAGGTACCTTAGAAGGGCTAATACAGCCCATTCCTCGACTAGCCTTCATTACTTCTTTTTGCCTTTAGCCATACCACCACCACAAAAACTAGCAACATGTTCATGGTGAGTTTTAAACCCAGCAGAGTGTTGTTTTAAATGTTCGTGTTGTGGCTTATGACCACCAGCAGCATGCTTACTAATTTGAATATCTTCGGAAGGAGTCTTTAAGTCATCAAACTTTTCTACATCTTGCGACATATTTTTTGGACCCATACCAACTGCCATTTTTCCCATCATTGCCATTTTAAAACTCCTTAATTAACAGAAACGACCCTTGGTTTTACCCTTGGATTCAATACCGTGACCACGAATTTTACCGCCTTTTTTCAAGCCAAGAACACCACGAACTTTTTCAACACCAGTTTTAATTGACTGGGTAATATCAGCATCGTTAGTCTTTAACTTCTTTTGGGCTTCTTGCTGATCTTTCTCGTAGTTAGCATAACCCTTTTGAGTCTTTTGGGTTTCTGTATCATTAATGATACGGCCTTCTTCGTCTTGTTGTAGTGGCTTAGCCATGATTAGCAATACTTTCCACGGGTTTTACCTTTAGACTCAATACCGCCGCCACGAGCCATTTTCTTAACTTTGCCGCCTTTTTTCATAGCGCCGCTCATATCTTTAACTGTAGGACCAAAATCAGGCATAGCCTTACCTTTTGGAGAACCAGTTTTAGCGATGCCTTGTGGACGTGGGCTAGTCTTAACCTTTTCCATTTTAGCTGGTTCCATACGTGCTTCTTTAATACTTGCCATACCGCCTCCTTTTAATCCTGCATATTTTTTAACACTTAAATTGGGAACCCCACCATCGGTATGGTGAGTTTTTGGTTTATTAATACGTTCAGGTAAACCACCTGATTTAAACTTTTTACCCTTATCCGCCGCTGCAAAATCTTCACCAACAGACTGCGGAATACCAACCTTTTTAGCAAAAGCTGGGTTTTTGGCAATAGCCATCATAAAGTTGTGTTGCTTTTTAGATGTACTAGGCATTATTTAAACCACCTATCTAAAACCCAAACAATAATACCGCCAGCTAAACCCGCACATACCGTTAATACTGTATGTAAAGTTTTTTTACTTGCGTTTTGTTCTGCCAACATTCTTTGGATATCTGCTAAGCATTTTTTAACTTCTTCCATGTCTTTAACAAGTTTATCCATGTCGTCTTGCAGATGCCTAATGTCGTTTGCGTGGGTAGCTAACTCTCTAGCAGTCACAATTTCGGGATCGTTAATTTGAAGTTCCATTATTTTAACATTTCCACCGCTTTAAACTTGCTGCCTTACGAGTAGGTTTGCCGTTCTCATCTTTCATCGGTCCGGGCATTCCTGACATTCTAGCGCAAAAAGATTTTTTTCTTGGGCCGCCTTCAGGTTGTGGAGCTTTTAAGTTGCTTCCTGTTTTTGCATTATATGCTTTTCTACCTGCTGCAGTCATGCCAGCACCTTCTTTTGTACTAAGGTAATTTCTACCTTTTCCTTTGGTTGTCTTGCGTATTGGACTAGCCATTATGCAACCTCAAAATT